TCGTGACCCACTTGGTCAACTCGCCCCAGGTGACCTTGCGCAACTGGTTCTCCGAGTTGGCCGACACGATCACAGACGATCCGATCCGCGTGCTCAGCATCCACAGGATCAGCCAAGACACCAGTGCTGACTTCCCCACGCCCCGGCCCGACGACACGGCCCTGCGCAGCGCCTCGATCAACTCCTTGTCGGTCAGCTTGGCCCGGTTCTCCTTGATGAAGTCCCGTATCCTGCGCAGCGTCCTGCGCTGCCACGCCCGTGGCCCCTTGAAGTGCTCCAACGGCGTGTTCTTCTGCCCCCACGGGAACGCAAACAGCACAAACGTCTCCGGATCGTCCTTGATGGACGGACTCCAAAGCTGCGACATCAGAAGCTGCTCCTCCTCCGGCGAGTAGCGCATCTTCTGCATCAGTTGTTCTCCAGTCGAGGTGTTACGTCGATGACCTCGCCCTCGATCACCCGGGCCTGGGCTGCTGCCAGCGCTTCAGTGATCGAGATCGTGCCACCGAGTTCAATCTGCTTGGTCTCACCGTAGCGCTTCTTGTTGTGCGCTCCCATAAGCCACTTGCGCGTGTCGATGCGCAACTTGTCCCGGTTCACCGTGTCGTTCGAGGTGGGGTCAACCGACTCGACACCATCGGCAATCTCAAGGATCTCCCCGGCCAAGAACTCCGTGCGCATCTCTTGCGCTTCCTTGAACCGCTCATGGCGCTGCGGGTCACGCTTGACCCAGCGCAGGAAGTCCTCATACGAAATGACCCTTGGATCACCCTCGATGAGCGACTGCAGGGATCGACCCCGATAGATGTCCTCGATCACCCGTTCGAATATCTGCTCGTATTCGATGTGCAGCAACTCTCTCGCAGCCTTCGTGGGGCGAGGTGTTGGCGGGTCCGGGCACGACAGCCAGTTTGGGAGTGCACTTTCACCGGTGACAACCGTGCCTACGGATGGAGCGAATGCTTGTTCCATAGTGTTAAGGATCGTAGCACATGGCTGGAATTGTAGGAAGTAGGGGGAAGTGACCCATTGGGTTTCTACTTTTTGAAAAAAATTTCACGGGGTTCGTGATGCCGCCCCGCCAACGCCCCACCTCGCGCCGGCCCTCCCTCCCCCCGCCGAACCCGCCGGCGCCGCCCCCGGGCACCCCGGGGGCATCCTGACCCAGTGGGAAAGGGTGCGCTACCGTGCACCCAGTGGGTCACTGCACCCAGTGGGTCAGGGGTTCATGGGGGTTCGAAGGGTGCACCCAGTGGGTCAGGGTGCCCGGGTGAATCCGGGGGAATTTCCGGGAATCCGTGCACCCAGTGGGTCAGAATCAGGGTTCAGACACTGACGATGCCAAAGGTGCCTTTCGCGCATGCGACCCCCAAGATAGAGCATTTTCGAAAGGGTACTTATTTTCTGGCTTTTCAAAAACCAACCCCCAGAACCAAAAGGCACTTTTGTCATCGTCAGCGTCTGGTTTCATGATGTGAAAACCCGTGATCCCAGTGGGTCAGGGTTTCCACTGACCATCTTTTTTCATCGCACCCCTTGCAAAGACTGACCCAGTGGGTTACAGTCTAGCCATCGGTTGATCAACCGATACCCCGTAACAGTAACCGCAAAGGATCACATCATGACAAAGCCGCAAGCCCGCGAGATCGCAACCGCCCAAAAGTACATCGCTCTTGGCATGATCGACACAGCCGCCCGCACAGTCTCCGCCTTGATTCGCTCCGCCATGCGGGCAAAGGATCAAGCCGAGATCCTCGCATTCGCCGAGACCCACGGCCTGACGTCTCACCCCGACTTCATCGTCTGATCAACCCGCCCGGGGGCAACCCCGGGCACTCTGTAACCCGTAACCGTGAAGGATCACATCATGAACAAGACCATTCAATCCCTGATCAATTCCCGCCCCTGGATTGCCCACATCGACGACGAGCGAGACATTGGAAACAGCATCATTGTCACGTTAGCCGATGGCTGGCACTTCATCGATGGTGACCGTGAAGGGGTGCGAGGGTTTGACTCGTTCGCTGAAGTGAAGACCGACACAAAGCGCTCGAATGTCAGTCAGTAACCCGTAATCGTGAAGGATCACATCATGCGCAGACTCACCGTCGAATTGATCACAGCCGCCCTTGTCGCGGCATGCCTCGTGCTCCCCATTGCCCTGCACTTCTGGGGCATCCTGTAACCCGTAACCGTGAAGGATCACATCATGAACACTGCAACCGATAGCCGCACCATGATCGCGGCAACCGTAGACCGTCTCGCACAAGTGAAGGCGGAAATTGCCCGCCTGACCGCTGAGGAATCATCCTTGAGGGACGTCCTGATTGCTTCAGGGGAAAAGGCAATCGACGGCACCCTTCACCGTGCCGCCGTTTCCTACAGCGAAGGGCGGACAGTGATTGATTGGAAAACGATAGCCGAGAGGTTCAATCCCTCGCACCAGTTGATCACTGCGCACACGTCAACGGGTGCACCCTTTTTCACTGTGCGGGTCTCTGCCCGCAAGGGGGTTTGATCATGGTACGCAAGCCCTTGTTTACCGCCTACACATCGAAGGGCGGGGAGAAGCTGTACAAACCCTCGATTGAAAACGTGATAGCCCTTTCGAGTGAAGGGATGGGGTTTTGTCTCGCATGTGCCAGTGACGCTGAAGGATTCGAGCCTGACGCCCGCCGGGGGCTGTGCCCTTCATGCGGCGCCCGGAAAGTCTACGGGGCTGAGGAATTGGCCCTGATGGGTCTCGTTTTCTGAAGGGGTCACATCATGCGGTATCACTTCATCCTCGAATCATCGAATCGCAAAACCGGACCCATCCCCGTAACCTACAGCCAGCGTGAGACGTGCCCGCCATCGTGCGCACACTATCGGGCGGACTGCTACGCTGAGGATTACTACACCCGCATGACATGGGACAAAGTGCCCGCACGCGGGGGCACCCTTGAGGACCTCACTCGTTCAATCGCGGCGCTGCCTGAGGGTCAACTGTGGCGCATGAACGTAGCCGGGGATCTCCCGGGTGAGGGTGAGTCCGTTGACCCCGTTGCACTGGGTGCCATCGTATGGGCTAACCGGGGGCGCCGGGGCTTCACCTACACGCACAAGAAAAGCGCTGAGGCCATCGAATGGGCACAGCATGCAACCCGATGGGGTTTCACCGTCAATTTGTCCGCCGATGATGCGGGTGAGGCGGACGCACTGGCGGAAACCGGGTTACCCGTGTGCGCCATCGTGCCGATGGACACGCCCGAGAAAACCTACACCCCGGGCGGGCGGACCATCATCGTTTGCCCCGCACAAACCCGCGATGAAGTGACGTGTGAGACGTGCGGGCTGTGTGCCCGTGCCGATCGCACCATCATCGTTGGATTCCGTGCGCACGGCACCCGGGCACGGGTAACGGATGCGAAGGCACGTCGCATCATCCCCATTGTGAAAGGATGAACCATGCCCCTTGATCTATTGACCATGCCCGCCCCTGATGCTGAACGGTTAGCCTACTCTGAAGGGTTCACGGGCACTGCGCAGCTATTCGCCCGTATCGATGAACTGCAGCGTGCACTGGGTGAGGCCATCGCCGAAAACGAATCCCTGAGGGATGAACTCATGATCAGGAAATGGGAAGACGACTACAGGGACGCAATTGAATGATCACACTATCCGTGATCGTCTCGCTGGCTTTTGCGGCCCTCCGTGCCCTTTTGCTCTTCATCGCATCCCTGATCAAACCCTGACCCCTGCAACCCGCCCCCGGCTCACCCCGGGGGCTTTTTTGACCCCTTGAAGGATAAACCCGCCATGAACCCTAAACCCTCACCCAGTGCCCCCGCCGGGGGCTTTTCTGCAACCCTCGCAGGGTTCATAGCCCGCCGGGGTCTCGATGAACCCGCAGCCGCCGGACTGCTAGGCGTGCCCGTCTTCACTCTGCGCAAATGGACCGGGGGCACCCGGGCACCCAGTGCCGCCGCCGTGCGGCTTTTGGACGTCCTGAGCACACTCGAAGCACTGGCGCCCGCCATGCTCGATGCCCTGACGCCCGAGCCCGTGGCGGCTGCCCCTAAGCGGCCCCGGGGACGACCGAAGACCAAGGCTGACTAAGGCTCCGAACTAACCGTTAGCCCTCTGGTTTTAAGGCTCCGAACTAACCGTTGACCCTCTAGTTTTAAGGCTCCGAACTAACCGTTGACCCTCCAGTTTTAAGCCATCGAACCAATCATCAACCCAACAAGAAAGGACAAGCATGACGAACGAACAGTTTCAGAACCTGTGCAACACCTACGGGTTCGCACCATCTCGCGCATTGCGTGAACTCCTCGATACGGCCATCGCACAATCCCGTATCACCGGTTCACCACACTGCGAACGATCTTGCGAGGCCAACGCCTTCCAGATTGAGATCAGGCGGCTCAAGGCTCAATTGAGTAAGGATGACTGGAAATGATCACATTACGCAAAGCCGCCCAGCAGGCGCTGGAAGCGTTGGAGGCAGGCGGTGATTCTTGGCGTCTGATCGGGCCTGCGATCGACGCTCTCCGCGCCGCGCTGGAGCAGCCGGAGCAGATGAACTATTTTGAGGTGCAGCGCATCGCCAAAGAGCGCGGGCTGGACTACAACAAATTTGCTGCCGCGCTGCGCGCTTATCTTGACGCCCGCGCCATCGAGGCCGCGCTGAAGGAGCGCAACGCATGATCACCGCCAGCAACCTCTACAAGTACGCCCCGTCTGACTTCGCCCGATGCGCAGGCTCAGGACGCGATGAGTGCGCATCGTGCACACGAAACGTGGAGATCAGCCCTGTGCACCCGAGCACCACTCGACAGGTCTGGATCGGGCGCTGGGAACTCGATGAACGCTGCCCCTCCCGCGTACCGCTGCAAGGCGCAGCATGAAGCAAAAGGCCCGGTCATCCCGGGCCTTCTTCATTCATCCATCGTGTCGGGGTCATACCCCTTGACCAGTTTGCGCTCGTAGCCCTTCTCGTAGGCGTGGCGGTAGATGTAGTCCGCGTGACGCTGCTTGGCCTTGATCACCTTCTCGCGGTACGCCTTGAACATGGCCGGCAGTGACGGGTTGATCGCCCAGGTCACGCGCTTCTTGTGCAATTCACTCTCCACCTGCACCGCCCACCCGGCCTGCTCCAGCACCAGCATGGCGTCCATCACCGCCTGATCCTTCTGCCAGTCGGTCTTGCCCTCCAGCGGACGCCGTGCTGACTTCTTCAAGGTGCGCAGGTCGATGGTCTGCACATCGCCGCTGATCTGGATGATGTAGTCGATCACCCACTGCTCGAAGTCATTCGTGATCGCCCCGCCCACCTCGCCCAAGGCGTAGCGATACGCCGGGATCACATAGCCTTTGATCAGGCTCACAACCCTGTGCACCACATCGACCTGCACCTGGGGCGCGAACGGTGCCTCGATGAGGTGGAACATGAGGATCAGGCGCCCTGCAAGGCCCTCCAGCTTGCCGAAGGCCGTCATGTACTCGGTGCCACTGTCCAGCACCCGCTCGTCCTGTTTGGCCTCCTCGTACCACGCCTGGAACTCGCGGAAGGCGGTGAACGCCTCGGTGCACAGGTGGTAGGTCTGGGGCGGCAGCGCATAGGTCAAGCGCAGGGTGTTCTCCCAAGCCCCAGAACTCGTCATGTACTCGGGCACAGGGTGACCCAGCTTCGTCTTGCTCCCGCGCAGCACAGCGGGTATAAACCGCTGCAACAGGCCATCCGCTGCGAGAGAGGCCAAGTTTTGCCTGAACACCTGGGGCTGGATGTTCCCGTAAATCGAAACCGCGAGGTTTTCGCAGTAGATCGAGCCGGCACCCACGCGGTCCATCTCGTAGTGCTCTGACTCGTAGCTGACAACCCATGCCGAGCGATCCTCGCCGCTGGTCTTGTCCGTCAGCTTGCGCACCCATGAGTTCATCTCGTCAAGGTGGCACAGCAGGCCACGCGGACGATCAGCAGCTTGGCGCACCAGCTTCTGACTGGTGATGTCGCTGACCGTGATCTTCAACGGCACGGGCTGCGGGGGCATCTCGGGCACCGTGGGCGCCTGATCACCGCCCAGCATGGCCTCGGGGCTGGCGCTGAACTCCAGAAACGCCTTCTTGGCGCTGGCGTAGGCTGCCTCCTTGCCCTCCCAGTCGAGCAGTTCCTTACCGTACCGTGGCCGGTCCTCGGCCTCGATGTTCTTCAGCGGCGACAGCATGGGTCGGGACCCGGGTGACTTCTTGTCCGCTGGGTCACCGAGGGTCATGAGCCACAGCACAGGCGGCACACGGAACCCTGGCATCAGTTCGAGTCGGATGCGGGCGTCAACCACCCCGCAGACAGCGGCCAACCCAGCGAACAAAGGGACCAAAGGGTCACAGCCCACGCTTTCCGAGATCTCCTGCGACCGCTGGCGCAGGATAGCGGGCCACAAACTCATGTCCATGTCGGGCGGCTTCGGGCGCAGCCCATCGAGTACGTCCAGCGGCTCCATGACTGGGATCTCGATCTTGCTGAACAACTCGGACGCATCGGGCAGCGGTCGCTGCCACCCGTGCTGCTTGGCGATGTGGAACAAGGTGCCCAGCTTGACCGACGTGGCCTTGTCGGGCTTGAACGACATCCACTGGGTCAGGATCTCCCGCTCACCGGGGTACTTGACCTGCGCCGTGGCGCTCCACTCGTTCCACAGTTGCAGGCCCTGATCAAGCTGGTTCGTCTGGGTGCCGGCCCAGTGCAGCGCCATGCCGATGGACACCCAATCGTCACGCCCACAGTCAGCAGGCACGCAGTCCAGCGCTTGCCGGATCTCCTCCCATGAGGCGTCAATCGTGCCGTCTATGTGGAGATTACGGACCTTATCGAAATCCAGTAACTTCTGCCACACATCGAGCAGCGCCTGGGGGATCACCGGCAGTCGCGTCCAGTGGCCGTGGCCTGCCCAGTGATAGGGCTGCCGTGTCTCGGGGTGGATCGACGGGGGCAGCACGTCCTGCACCGTCAAGCCAGAAGCCGTGGCGCAGCGCAGTTCGTACGCGGTGATTCCGTTGTGCAGAATCTTCTTCGAGGGCAGCGCAGCGCCGAAGGGCATCGCGTACAGCAGCTTGCCCCGCCCAGGTTTGCCCGAGTTGATCACTACCGCGTCGGGTGCGTCGTACAGCGCCTGCAGATCGACGCTGTGCTCGGCCAGCAGACTTGTGGTGATGGTCCAGTTGTCGATGTCCAGCGCCATCGTGCCGCTGTACGCATGGGCCAGCCCGATGCCGTAGCCCTGCGGCAGGTCGGCCTGACTCTTGAGAGCGTTCTCTCTCAGGTTCCAGCCCGGGGTGCGTGGCCCCTTGGTGCCCGCTGGGATGGGCACAAGGCTCCAGCCGTGTCGGATGTAGGCGTCAATGGACGCGGGATGTGGTTGCACGGTCTGTGGTGCCGTCATATACTTTTCTCGCTGGTGATCGCAGTTGCCAGTGTCATCACGTTTCTCCTCCGTCAGAAGCAGCCCCGGGGTTCACAAGACCCCGGGGCTTTTTCTTTGCGCCGTGTGTTGCATTGTGGCACGACCGTGATACACTGACAACATCGACAGCGAAATTTTCCATGTCATGCCCGCCATCAACAAATCAGCGTACTTGACTGTCCGAGTGTCAGACAAGACGCGCACAAAGTTTCACGTCAAGGCCAGAAAGTTCGGGACACCGAGCGAGGTCTTGCGTGAACTCATCGATGCGTTCGTTGAAGATCGCGTCACCATCAACCCCCCTGTAACCGGTAATCCCAAGGAGAAACTTTATGTCCCTCGAAGCCAAGATTGACGCGCTGACCCAGGCTGTACTGGCTCTGACTGCGAAGCTGGAATCGTCAACTGTAGCCGCACCTGCGCCCGTGGCAAGCCCTGCGCCTGTAACTGCACCTGTTGTGGCACCAGTCGCACCGCCCGCTGTGGTCACCGTGACGCCCACGATGCCCGCACCCCCGGCGTTCGTGGCTCCTGCGCCCGTGGCAGCGCCTGTGCCCAGCGGCGCACCGTTCTCGGACGGCAAGGGTCTGATCGATTACGTGATGGGCGCCTACAAGGCGATGGGTCCGCAAAAGGGTGCCCAGATCCAGAACGTGCTGACCGGCCTGGGCTACGCGAACATCAACGACGTCAAGCCTGAGCACTACGGTGCGCTGTTCCAAGGCGTTGAGGCACTGAAGTGACTACCCACGCCAAGCTGTCGCCCTCGAAGCGGCACCGCTGGGCCTTGTGCCCGGGCAGCATTCGTGAGGAGCTTAAGTACCCCGACGAGCGCAGCGGTGCTGCGGCCATCGACGGTACTCACACTCACACGGTGTTGGAGCACTGCACCAAGGCCGGACTCTCTGACCCCACCTCGATGGTTGGCGTCAAGATGAAGGACGACGATGGTGAGTTCGTGATCGACGCTGACCGCGCTGCTCGGGTCAAGGTGGCCATCGACTACCTCAAGACCCGGCAGGCTGAGTCCTTGGGCATGGCGCAGATCGTGTCCGAGGAGCGGGTAAACCCTCAGTGGCTGGTCAGCCGTGACGACTTGGACGGCACCGTCGATGCCCAGCTTCACGACCGTCTGAACGAGGTCGTGGAGATCATCGACTACAAGGACGGCATGAACGATGCGTGGGACAGCGCAATCCTGCAGATGGAGCAGTACGCCGTTGGTGTGCTTGCCAGTCTCAAGATCGCACGGCCCAACCCGTACCCGTTCAAGACCGTTCGCATGACGGTGATCCAACCCAAACTGGCGCTCAAGGGTGGCAAAGCGATTCGCTCCGTAGACTACACGGTGGCTCAGGTGCTCGACGAGGTGGCCCGCGATCTTGTGATCGAGGCGTCTGCCACGGACAATCCCCAGGCCCCGTTGGTCCCCGGCGAGAGTCAATGTAAATACTGCAAGGCGAAGGGCGGTTGCGCCGCGCTGGCAGGTAACGTAATGAAGGAGGTCGGAATCATGTTCCAACCCGTCGTAACTGAAACGCTCGACGTCGCGCAGCAGTCTGCCGACAAAGACCCGGTCCAGATGGACGATCAGCAGATCCGTCAGATCATGGAGGCCGCACCGCTGATGCGCCAACTCCTCGAAGGTGTGGAGAAGGAAGCCCTGCGCCGTCTGGAGTCCGGCAACCCCATCCCCGGCCTCAAGCTGGTGCACGGTCGCGGCTCCCGTGCCTGGACGCTGCCCGAGGAGGAGATGGCAGAGAAGCTGGTCAAGATGGGCATCCCCAAGACCGCCATCTATGAGACCAAGCTGGTCACCCCGGCCAAGGCTGAGAAGCTGACCTGGGAGAAGCGCGACGGCACCAAGGTGTCGCTCACCGACCGCCAGTTGAAGCGCATGGAGCAGGAGTACGTCGCCAAGCTGGCCGGCAAACTCACCGTGGTCCCCGAATCCGACAGCCGTCCTGCTGTCATCACCAATGCTGCGCCGCTGTTCAGCGCAGTAGCGGCAGCACCCGCTGCCGAGTCCCTGCCCTCGTGGCTCTCGTAATCATCGAAAGGTAACTGTCATGTCCGAAATCATCTTCCTGTCCAACGTCCGTCTGTCTTTCCCCCACCTTGCTGAACCTCAGCGTCAGGTAAACGAGCAGACCGGCAAGGAACGCATCTCGTACAACTGCGAGTTCATCATGCCGCAGGATCACCCCAGCTTCGGCCAGTTCATGCAGCGCTACGGCGCGATGGCACTGGACAAGTGGAAGGAGCACGCCCAGACCGTCATGGGCATGATCCAGAACGACCGCAAGCTGCGCTGCTACGGTCGCGGCGAGGAGAAGATCAACAAGAAGACCTTTCAGCCCTACGACGGGTACGCCGGTCATGTGTTCATCACCGCAGGCCGCGACTCGCAGCCGCAGATGATCCAGGCCGATGGCACACCCATCGACCCGACCAACACGATGGCGTACCAGCAGCTTGCCCGCAAGATGTACGGCGGCTGCCGGGTCAACGCTGCCGTCAAGCCGTGGCTGCAGGAGAACAAGCATGGCCGTGGCGTTCGCTGTGACCTGATCGCCGTGCAGTTCGCCAGCGACGACACCCCGTTCGGTGAGGGCGCCGTGGACGCATCGAACCTGTTCGGTGCTGTGGCTGGTGTTCCCGCTGGCATGTTTGGCGCTGCCGCACCGGCTGCACCGATGGGCCTGCCGCCGTTCATGGCCGGTCATCAGTAATCAACCCGGGGGCTTCGGCCCCCGTTCAGGTAACCGTAATGAGTAACGACTATGTGTTCGACATCGAGACCTACCCCAACGTCTTCACGTT